TTGTCCATTTACCTCTTTTATAAATCATACTGTTATTATAACAAATCTTCATCCATGTGTCAACAACTATTTTTAGATACCCCTAATTTATTACTTGACATGAGGTTATAAAATTGATATAATATAGTCATTGGAGAATAATTATGGACATAGATATAGCATACCTATTAATACTGGTATCATGCATTTACCTTGCATACAGGCACGGACATCAAGAAGGAATCGGAAAGACCTTAGACTACATGAAAGCACAGGGCAAGATAGACTTCGATGACTAATCAAAAAATAGTTGTTGACTTTTGGTCTTAATTTTAGTATAATATACATAAGTGTGAGAAGGGTTTCTTACACAATGGCGTCCATACCGAAAGGGTGGACATAGTTTTACTGAAAAGGAAATTAGGAGAAATAATATGACGATTGATATTAGTAAATTTTGGCTTGGAATGAACAATGAGTGGTTGTTGCACAACACTGATACATCATATCCAAGATATAACATTGTAGAGAATGTGGATACAGGCAACTTTCGAATAGAGGTTGCAGTGCCAGGTTGGTCTAAACAAGAGCTTGAGTTGGTTCATGATGATAATGAACTGCTCATAAAGGGGAAAAAAGAACAGAAATTGAGTGAGAGTGAAAGATTCTCTCATCAAGGTCTCAGTCTTAAATCTTTTGAGCGTAAGTTTATGCTTAACGCAGACTTAAAAGTAGACGATGTCGAACTAACAGATGGACTATTGACTATCGCGCTGTCTAAAACTCCGAACTCCAATCGTAGAGTATTGGATATAAAATGAAATCAAGAATAATGAATAGTTTTAGACAAGTAGAAAAACACGAGGACATACAAGATGCCGTAACAATGTTCGGACTTATATGTTTATTTGGACTGGCTGTAGTAGCGAGTGCAATACCTTTAGTTTAATACGCTGTCAAAGACCTAAGTCGAGAGGGCAGGCAACTGCCCACTCGCATTAATCTAGTATTATGATAAATTGTAGCGAGCCTGCATTAGAAAGGCTAAAACAAAAAGTAGAAAACAAACAAGTTTGGGGGATACGCTTAATGTTGAAACCAAATGGGTGTAACGGGTGGTCGTATGACTTGAGTTATTTGGAAGAACCAAATACATCAAGTGATGCGGTGTTCTATGGTATAATAGCTGTAGACCCAATGACATTTAGTTATGTCGATACAATCAACATAGACTGGGAAGAAGATGGACTGAATGAACAGTTCAAAATCTCTAGTCCACAAGAAACAGCACAGTGTGGCTGTGGAGAAAGTTTTACATTATGAAAATATCACAAGAGGGCATTGCCCTTATCAAGAAGTTCGAAGGTTGTGAACTAGAAGCATACAAGTGTGCTGCTGGTGTTTTAACAATCGGATACGGACACACAAAAGGCGTAACAGAGGGTATGCAAATTACCAAAGCACAAGCAGACGAAATGCTAGTAGAAGAACTAGCTACTTATGAAAGCTATGTATCAGACGCAGTAGAAAATCAATTAGACCAGTGCATGTTTGATGCATTAGTATCATGGACATATAACCTTGGACCAACCAATTTACTAAATTCAACTATGTTGAAAGTCCTCAATGCTGGAGAGTACGAAGAAGTACCTGCCCAGTTAAAAAGATGGAATAAAGCAAGTGGTAAAGTGTTGGAAGGGTTAGTTCGTAGACGAGAAGCAGAAGCTTTACTTTTTGAAGGTAAGGATTGGAATAATGTCTAAAAAGATTACACTTTCAGGCGAAGAAGTAGCAATAGTTATGGCTCACGCCGCAGAGAGAGGTATGACTTTTGAAGAATATATACAAGAATTTGCACAGCAACTTCAAAAACAAAAGAAAAAACAGGAGAAATAATGGATATATTGTTATTAATGTTATTAGTTTGGGCATACAATGAACAACCCAAAGATGTAAAAGAAGAACAACCAGAGATAGTTCCAGTAGTAGAAGTAGAAGTACCTGACAATGCAGTCAATGTAACAACAGTTACTCAGACAGCAGCAGCGCTTACAGCAGTTGCTGAAGCTCTGGCAGGCACTAGCACAAGTACAACAACAAGTACAACAAGTACAGAAACTAGTACTGAAACAACAAGTGTTACTTCTACAGAGCAGGCAATTATTGATGAGTTGAATACAATGACTGAGACAACAACAGTCGTACCAACTACAAGTACTACAACTAGTAGTTCAACTTCTACATCATCAACGACATCAACATAAACAAATTACTAGTGCTACTCGTATGGGTAGCATTATGTTTTCATTATTATATTTACACACAGTATGTAACTGAGTTAGAAATAACAAGGAACATCGAGTTAGCAAACTGGCAAAAATTAAAACAGTTGGAGAGCAATATTGGACAAAATAAAAGAATTCTTAGCCGCCATCAAAAGGTGGTGGATATGGTTAAAGAGCAAGTTTGTACCCCTTTACAAGGTGACAGTCAGCTTTAATAATGTCTGGGGAGACTCTGATGATCAGGTATTCCTAGTTAAAAAGATAATAACTCAAAAAGAAAAACATTTAAAGTTTAGAACAGAAAGTGGAGAAGTAGTACAATTCACTGGTGCAGAAGGACTTAATTACAAAATAGAGGAGATATAATGAATCAAATGTTATTAGCTTTTTGTTTAGTTCTTGGAGGGGCAAGTTATTGGCTCTATACAGAGAATGAAACATTGAAAGCAAACAATGCAAAATTAGAAGGTGCAATTGCAGTTCAAGAAGAAGCAATGGCTACCATGCAAAAGGATTTTACTTTGCAAACAGAACAATTACAGAGTATGACAGTAAGAAGTCAAGAAATCCAAAGAGAGTTAATGAGATACAGTAATTTCATTAAAGAATATAAATTAACAGCAAAAATACTGGAAGATCCAGTAGAAATGGAAAGGAAAATAAACAATGGGACAAAACATGCATTTGAACACATTCAAAAAATCAGTGCTACCGTTGACGATCTTGATGATGGTCTCCAGTTGCAGTCTACTAACAACTAGACCTATAGAAGTAACAGCAAAGCCTATGGAGAGGAAGATTGTTCAACCAATCATGCCTCGTGAACTAGAGTTAACAACTCCACAATGGATAGTAGTCACACCAGATAACTGGGAAGATCAACTTGCTCGTATTGAAAAACAAGAGGGTGAAATAGTATTTTTAGCAATGACTGTTCCTGATTATGAAGTTATGTCTTTAAACATGAAAGAACTACAAAGATATATTACTGAACTAAAAGATGTAGTAGTATACTATAGAAAAGTAACAACCGAGTCCTTGAATGTCAATCCACAGTAAAGTATTTGGTATAGTTAAAGAACAAATAAATGTAGGCAATGTAAGTATGACTTCGGATTTAGTTGATGAACACAATGCTGACAGTCTTGATATGGTTGAAATAATTATAAATGTAGAACAAGAGTTTGATGTACATATACCTGACGAAGTTGTAGAAACATTGAGAACAGTAGGAGATATAGTAGTTTATGTAGATCAAAACTTATCCCCCTACCACCCTATCAGAGATGAGGTGAATCATGTGGAATATAGTTAATAAATATCTTGCTTATAGAGAAGCAATGAAAGGTGCTAAATACTTTGAGAAGCACCCACACTTACAAGAAAGATTAGAATTAATCGAAGAATGGTGTGAAGAACTAGAGGACAGAATAGTAGAGATTGAGGAAAACCAAAATCATTATTCTGATAGAGTAGTTGCATTAGAAAAGATAGCACATCCAAAGTGTGGTATTGAAGAATTTGATGGCTATGATCCTTTAGTGCAAAGAATTAAAAAATTAGAGGAAAACAAATAAACACTCAAAGAACACTTAGTTCAAAAACTAGACGAGTATCTGCTTATCTCGTCAAAGATTATTTAGAAGAAGCAGAATATAAACCTATCCCAGTTCAACTGGATAAGATTAAGTGTGCAAACAGTACTGACCAAGAATTTCTTGCAGATGGAGTTGCACTTGTAGGATTACAAGATCCACTTCTATTGTTAATTTCTAATCATAAGGACTTAACAATGGACGGCGATCAGCCCTACATTGAAGAACCTTTCGTTTGCTACAAAGGGAATAAGTATCTCTCTGCAGCAAAAGAATTAGGTTACGATGCTATCGACTGTATTATCGCAGATGATGATATATGGGCGAAAGCAATAGAATACGCCTTGAAACAAGGCTGAGCCTCGTAAGAGGATTAGGAGAGAAGAATGTTAGGATTCTTACAATGGGTTATCGGATGGATTCAAGTTATACCATGGTTAGTCATGAGTGCTTCAATCATAGCTGCGTGTACAGACACACCAAAAGATGACAAGTTAGTCGGGAAAATGTATAAAGTTCTTGACTGGTTTGCAATCAATGTTGGTAAAGCTAAACAAGACGCAAAGGAGAGCTAAATGGCAGACGAAAGATTCGCAGGTGATATGAGTAGAAATGAGGTCGAGATTGATCTTAATAAATTCATGGAACTTGTAACCGAAAATTCAAATCTCAAAGCACAAATCGTAGAGATGGAAGCCAACAAAGAGCCAGATAATCCTTGGCAGCGTTGGATTTTCTTATCAAACATGATTGATGCTTGGAGAATTTTCCCAAGATTATTTTTATCAGTATATATTTTCTTATTATACTATTGTACAATGTGGTTCATGGAACTATCAGAGCCTACAATGGAACAGTCAGGACTTATCAGTATCGTAGTAGGTGCTGGAGCAGCTTGGTTCGGCTTATATGCTGGAACAGCAAAGGATAAAATTAACGGATCTGGAAAATAGTTCTTGACTTCATCTCATAATTTTAGTATAATATAAGTTATGAAAAAGTTCAAAGACATTAAAAAAATCAAGCCACAAAAAGTTGAGAAGGTCTGTCCTTACTGTAAGACTACAGAAAATGCAGATGGTCTCTGTGGCATTTACAAGTGTTGGAAGTAATTTATGAATTTATTTTACTTAGACGAGGATCTCGACAAGGCAGCACAGTATCATGTTGACAAGCATATTGTTAAGATGCCACTGGAAGCTGCCCAGATTCTTTGTACAACAATTTATATCGACAAGTTTCTAGGGTATGTTCCTCGTGCGCTGAATGCAGACGAGCGAGAAGTTCTAAACAAACTCAAAGCAGAAATCAAGCATTTGCCACTTGAGGAGCGACCCTTCCCCTACCTTCCAATGATGTACAACCATCCCTGCACAATCTGGGCTAGGGAGTCATTGGACAATCACGAGTGGGTTCATTGTTATGCAAATGCATTGAATGATGAATACCACTATCGTTATGGCAAACTACACAAATCTGTAGAACAAGTAGTAAACAAACTACCTGAGCCAGTACATCTTGAAAGAGTAGGTTTTACTAAGTTCGGATTGGCAATGCCAGACGATCTTAAAGACTATGATAATCCGATACAAAGCTATCGTGATTATTACCACTTAGACAAGGCAACCTTTGCAGCTTGGTCTCACCGAGACAAACCACATTGGTGGAGTGAAGATTATGCCGATTACGAAAAAAGGATAACAGCACAGTGAAAGATAAATTTAACGAAGAAGTAGCATTAACTATGCTAAAAAACCATATTATAGGCACTTATCATTCACATTATGGTAGTGGTAAGATTCAAGCAACTGAATTTATCTTTGACGCAGGTCATGGAGAAAGTTTTTGCTTGGGAAATATTATAAAGTATGCTCAAAGATATGGTAAAAAAGACGGAAAAAACACTAATGATCTATTAAAAATTCTACACTACGCAGTAATGCTACTAGGAAAAGAGGTAGAAGATGGCAGTTAGAAAGAAAAGAGAAGAAAAACTTTCAGAAGCAAACATAAATAAAGTAATAGAACTACTTGCCGCAGAAAAACCTATAACTAAGAAAGAGGCGTGTGAGATATTGCATATTGCATACAATACAACTCGTCTTAGTAAAATTATAGCTGACCACAACGAAACAATAGAACACCGTGCTAGAAGAAAAGCACAAAATAAAGGCAAGGGAGTAACAGAATTAGAGAAAAAATCAATAGTTAAGTACTATTTAGAAGGCTCTAATGTTTCTGATATTGCAAAAGCATTATATCGTTCCCCAGCTTTTATTAAAGCAGTTATAGAACGAATGGGAGTACCACAAAAACTCCCAGACACAGACTATAGAGGTATCAAAGAGGCAATGATACCAGAACCTTGTGTAGCAGAAGAATTTATGCCAGGCGAAAGAGTCTGGTCGGCTCAAGGCAACTGTATTGCAGTTGTAAAACGAGAGATAACAAAGTCTCATAACTTTGAAAAACACGGTAGCAAGTGTTATCTGTTATGGGAAATCGAAATGGCAGAGTGTGAATCGCCATACTTCGGGTTTATGAAAGACGCAGGACATAATGCGCCACGATTAGCATATAACATTGGAAGTTTAAGACACTTACAGGAATATTTATGACAACACTACAGATAATACTTTGTTTTTGGCTAGCAGGTTCTCTACTTGCTATGTGGAAAATATGGAAACCTTCATACTCAGTAATTAGTAAAATAGACGATACTAATATCTTAGTACAAAGACCAGTTTTATCTACCATAGTAGTGTTTTTTATATTTACATTATTCTTACCATTTATGGTATTACCTCTATTAATTCCTAACAAACTAGAAGAGTTTGTATTTGGATTTATTAAGGGAGCAAAGAGAATTAAATAATGGCATACAGTAAAGAAGTAGTCGATAGATTTGAGGGAGTATTGAACAGTCCTCAACAATTTTCAGTAGGAAGATTTGATCCTAAAGATCCAACAGTAGCAACTGGCATGACGGGTGCGCCCGCTTGTGGAGATGTTATGAAACTACAACTAAGAGTAGATCCTGGCAATCGTCGCATACTTGGTGTAAAGTTCAAAACTTATGGATGTGGCAGTGCAATTGCTTCATCCTCTATGTTTGTAGATATGCTACAAGGCATAACACTTGACGAAGCATTAGAAATAAAAGATAAAGATATTGCAGAAGCTCTACAATTACCACCGATTAAATTACACTGTAGCGTATTAGCAGAAGAAACAATTCAAGCCGCAGTGAAAGACTGGGAGGAAAAACACAAATGATAGAATTTATTTTTACACTGCCCACAACAGTAGGCATATTTTTACTTAATTTAGCAATTTGGGCTGCATTAGGTTACTATGCTGTTGAGTGGGTAAAAGACACACTAAAAGACAAAGGATACTTATGAATTATTTATTAAAAGCACTTATCGCTAAGTTACAAGGCGAAGTAGAAGTAGCAAAAGCAAATGTATTAGTTTATCAAAGAAGTCCAGCAGGTATTGGAGAACATCCAGAGATTATAGAGGCTATCGAAACACAGATAGAAAAAATCGCAAATGCTGAAGAAAAGATTGAGACTATACAAAAGCATTTTTCAAGATAGGAAATGGTCATAGATACCGAAAAATACTTCTTGACAGATGGTTTCAAATTCGATATAATATAGTTATATTTAAACAAGGATATACATGAGTGATAGATTTTATACACAACAGTACGACCGAACAGGTTGGAAGCCCGTATGGAATGACACATGGATCCAAAACAAACATAGGAGAAAAAGAATGGCTTGGACAGATGAATCTAAAGCACAGGCAGTCGAAATGTATCAGGAACAAGAACCAACACCTGAAACTTCAATGGAGATTGTAAAAGACATCGCAGACGAACTTGGTGAATCACCAAATGGAGTTCGTATGATATTGACCAAGGCAGGCGTTTATGTAAGAAAAACCCCAGCAGCTAAATCCTCAGGTGGATCTACTGGTGGTGGACGAGTATCAGTAGCTGATGCTCAAGCAAGTCTTACTTCCGCTCTGTCAGACGCAGGTCAAGAAGTTGATGAAGCAATTATCAGTAAACTAACTGGTAAAGCTGCAGTATACTTCAAAGGTGTCGTTGAAGCGTTAAATAGTTAAAAAAATAGTTTGACCGAGGCAGTGCATACTGCCTTGGTTTTTTGCATCTCATAAAAGAGACCTCTGCAATTTAGCAACACAAAAGAGTTTTTGTTAGATTAAATTGGAGGAATCAATGAAAAAAGAGGAGCTTAAAGCTAAACTCGAAGAAGCAGGTGACGCAGTGATCACCTATAGAAGTCAGAACTCTAGGAAACTAAAGTACAATGTTTGCACTAGTGACTTTTCTACAGAATACATTCGTCAGAAAAGAAACAGAGCAAAGGAAGGTCAACACACAGTTCTATTATTTTGCTGGGATACAGATTCTTATAGAATCCTTGTGCCAGAAAATGTTACGAGTGTTGTACCTCTCAACCGAGTGATTAAGAATGATTGACTTCACTGCCCCCGCAATATACGAAAAAGTAATTCAAGAAACTGAGCATGAACAAGTGCGCCTTGTAGTTTCTACCTTTCGAGACATAGAGTATATCTCATTGAGAAAGTATTATTTAGACTTTGAGGAAGAATGGAAACCATCAAATCAAGGTATTAGTATGCCTATTGATTTTGATAATAGTAGAAATCTCTTTCAAGGGCTAGTAGAAATTCTCTCGTTAGCAGAGAGCAAAAGCATTTTGGAGGAAGAATTCAAAGACTTACTAGATCAAATATACCTACCCTAAAATAATTCTTGACAAGTCCTTATAATTTTAGTATAATATACATATGAAAAATTTAGAAGCACTAATCAAACGGGCAAGAATTGCCTACTACAACGGTAAACCACTTATGTCTGACGAGGCTTATGACAGACTCGAAGAACAACTAGGTGTAGCTACTGAAGTAGGACATGATCTTATTAGAGATAAGGGCGCGAGATATCCTCATGCCTTTCCTATGTATTCTTTACAGAAAGCATATTCAATACAAGATCACCCAGATTATGGGAATGAACCCGTAACTGTTACGCCAAAACTAGATGGTGCAGCAGTAAGTCTTCAATATATCAATGGCAGGTTATCACTTGCCTTAACACGAGGCGATGGCAAACATGGTCTCGACATCACAGACAACATGAGGTTTCTAGTACCTCGTA